GGGTAAAAATTTCTTTGGCGATTTTCAAGATTTGAGACATAATCGCTTTGTCGGCTTCGTACATTGCACGAGCCGGAGGATTACCACGGGTGATAACTAAATCGCCTTTATCAGTTGTTTTAATTATCCTGCCGTTTGTTCCGGCTTCTCCGTAGTAACCCCACGAGCTTTGATTTCCCTTGCCTTGACCATAACCACCACGAACCGCTCCCATATCACTTGCTTTGGAATGCTCTTCTGTATAGGTGATACCCGTTCCGAACTCGATAAACAAAACCGCTTTACCCGATGCCGTTATTACGATTGTATTTGAACCCTTCATACGGGCAGATACATTTACATCGTTTACACCATCATATTGAGCAGATTTGAACCGAACAGAAGCGGTATCAACACCAATCTGAGCAAGGCGTTCCAAAAATAGCGGAATGCGGCTTTGTAGTTGTTTTTGCATTGTGTTGATACGCTTTATAAGCGAATCTAAACCCTTTACAGTAACCATATAACCACATCCTTAATATCCGACAGGGATAACTGTTTTTCCGTCTCTGCGGTTCTTTCTCTCCAAACCATCAATAATGTTATTTGCACTGACAACAGCATTAACAACGGTATCCTTTTCGAGTATCTTTTTACCGATGTAAACCAACTCTCTAAGGATGGCGTTTTGCTCATAGTTTGCGGCAGCAACACCATTGGAAACGCTTTCAACAATTTGGTCGTTATTCATAACGGCGGTTTGTCTTCCCAAATTTGCGACCAATTCGGGACCGGCTTCTCGTGCAATAAACATCTGCCCGGAGTTCAGAACGCCGCCATCAGCAAGGCGAGGAATCTTGACTTCGCTAACATTCTTGATATTAAAACCGAACTTCTCGCCACCGATAATTGGAACCCAATCGGGAACATCAAAACTGAGCTTGTTTAAGGCATTTATCATAAAGTTTAAGCCCTTGATAACGCCATTAACCATTCCTTCAATACCGCCGAGGATTCCGTTAATCACGCCCTTAATACATCCCCAAATGCCGTTCCACACGCTTGTAGCGACATTTTTAATAGCATTGAAGCAAGAGGTTAAGAAGGTCTTAACGGCGTTGAAAGCGGTTGTAATGCCGTTTTTAAGCCCATTTACAACGCCCATAACAACATTTTTGATTCCATTCCATATGCTTGAAGCAGCATCCTTTATTCCTCCCCAAATAGTTGAGAAGAACGATTTTATACCATTCCAAATGGACTCTACATTCTCCTTGATAGCGTTCCAAATTCCTTTGAGGTATTCCCATATACTGAGGGCAATGCCCTTAATATAATCCCATATACCGACAAAAATTTCCTTAATGCCGCCCCAAGCTCTTTCCCAATCGCCTGTGAATATTCCGGCAACAAAGTTAATCAGACCGCTAAACAAATCGATAATATAACCAACTGTTGTGCTTATGATGTTTCCAACATATTCAAAAACATTTCCGACTAAATCTCTAAGCGTATTGAAAATAGGTTCTATTACCACCCAAACGGCAGAAATAATATCACCTATACCCGATACAATGCCTTGAATCTTTGAACCCTTTTCAGTAAATACCGCCGCAAGTTTCTCAAACACAGAGCGTACACTATCGATAATTACGATAACAACGCTTTCAACCCATTGCACAATAGGTTGAAGGGATGCCCATAACTGTTGGAATCCTGCGAAGAAAGGTTCAAGGAATGCACTCAGCATTTGTAACGCCGCCGTTACTGCTGCGATTGATGCCGGTGCCGCCTGTTCTATTGTCCAAGTAGCAATGGGAAGTAATACAGTTTGATACAACCAAGCGAGGGTATTACTGAGAACCGAAACAAGCGGTTGAAGTGCTGATACTGCTCCTGCGACAGAACTCATAAAAGGAGACCAATCTAAGCCGCCGAGCCAATCGGCAGTAGAACCCCAAATTCGTTCTACAAGCAACAATAACTCGTTAAAAACATCCCATACACCTTGTATAATAGATGTGCCGTTCCCGGCTTCGTTCCAAGCGTTTTTGAGACCTGTCCACAGATTTGCAACACTTTGCCCGATATTATTAAAGATGTTGAGAATAATTCCGAGCGTTTTTTGGCACTCTCCACCCCAAGCCGCTTTGAACTCAGCGAAAGAAACCCTCCACGATTCCAAAATATCCGTAGATTTTGAGCCGACACTATCGGTAATACCTGCAACCATATCCTTGTATGCGGCGTTCATTTCGGCAATTTGAGCCGATAAATCAATCCTTGAACCTCCTGCGGTAGCCCCGGCAGAAGCAGAGGAATTATCGCTCATAATATTCAGTTCATCAATGCCGAGAGTCGCTTTTTTTAGATTCTTGACCGATTCTGTAACATCGTCAACCTCGCCGGTCGCATCCTCTGTATCGAATATTTGAACAGGGGTCGCTTTAAAATCGGGAATTTCATAACCAACCAATTTTGCGAGGGATGTTATCAGATTCTTAACACCCATCACAACGGCGTTTATATAGGGTAATACCGCCGTAACCATAGGTATGAAAACATTACCGATTGCACGGGTCAACTGTACGAACTGAGCCGACAAAATACGCAACTGATTAGCAGGGCTTTCAAGTGTTCTCGCCATATCTCCTTGTGCAACGGTGAGACCCTCCATAATCATTATGTATCTTAACTGAGCCTTTTCGGCTTGGGTCATAGCAGTAACGCTTTTGTTAATACCGAGTGCATATGCCTTCTCTTGCATTGTAGCAACAGAAATATCAACACCGAACTCTCTCATAGCACGAGCTTGACCCGACAGAGCGGATTGTAATTTCTGATAGGCAGATTCAACATCAATATTGAACAACGAAGCAATGTCTGCTCCGAGCATTGTAAAGGATTCCGAGAGGTCATAAGCAGCCGATTCTGTAACACCCATTGAACTTGACATTTGAGCAAAAATTGCTTGATAGTTCATCATCAAATCGGGGTCAAGGCTCAAACTCTCAGAAAGAGAACTCGTGAACGATTCAGCCTTTCCAAGAAAAGCAAACTCATCCCCGGCTTTTTTACCGAGTGCTCTCATAGAGGTTTGGAAAAGGTTTATCGTTTCCCCATAATCCATAGACTCTTGAATTGATTTACCGAGATAATCAAAAGCCCTTCTGAGCGTTTGTATTACAATGGTTAATTTACTTAACCCGGCGAGCATCGAACTTGTTCCACTCTTAGCCGTTTTTGTGACGGTGTTAATGGATTTTGTTGCCTTTGCACCTGTTGTTGTGCTGAGCTTTGAAAGTTGGGTATTTATCGAACTCAGCCCCGATAACGCCTTTTTTACATCTGCGGTTATGACAATATTAAGATTTTCCATTGTGCTTTCCAATTATTCCACCTCCTTCTTTGCGAATTTTTGATTAAAGTTCACCATAAATGTTTCCATTCTTGCCTTTGCTGCGATATACTTCTCGTTCTTGACCGCATCTGCCGTTATGGCGATAGGCTTCTGCGGATATTTACACGATTTAGAGAGCGATGCACAGATAGCCTGTTGAACATATACACCTATGAGCCACGCTTCTGTGTTCATACGCTCTCTTTCGATTTCCATATCCTGTTTTGTTCTCTGCTCATACGCTATAACGAAAGGTTTCAGCCTACGGGGGTTTAGTTCCCAAAAGGTATGATAATCAATGCCGAGATTTAACGCCTGTGGCAAGAAGATATTATAAATCGTGTCCGAGTAACTCTTTAATTCTCCGTTTTCTGAGCGGTTGACTTCTTCGCCGTAGTCTTCGGCTCGGTGTTGTCTGCTCGGACTGCTTTCATAAAACCCGATTCAGCCATCGCCTCCTGAATGCTCTGTACGATACTGTTAAAATCACCACCGTTGATGAGATGTTCGTTCATCTCTCTTTCTGCGACCTGCTTATCACCTATGGCGATTGTTGCAAAAGCGAGAATTGTGTTCATAGGCTTATCCATCATATTTGAAACATTGATTCCCATACTTTCAAGGTCGCACATTGTCTTAAAAGTGATTTCTCCGAGATTGTAGTCTTTTCCGTTAATTTTCATTGTTATTACCTCCGATTATTGTAGTTTAAGGTTATTAAAATCGCATTGCACCTTTTCGAGTGCATCCCAAGTGGTGTTATTGATACACCATTGTTTAAGCGGCTCTATTGGGATTAAAAGCCGTCTCCCCACGGCGGTTAGTTTGGGGAATCCTTCGGAATGAACCAATCGTATTGCCGTAGGTTTTGATATACGAAACAGTTCTTGTATTTCCGAAAGGGTGTAAAATTCCTTCTTTACAATAGCGTTCACCTCATTTCAAACGATAATAAAAGAAAACAAAAAAAAAGGACTACGAGCCGTTAAGCTCATAGTCCCTGTTGACTGTTTCCCCACAACTGTTTTTATGGGTCAAATAATATTATTTTCTTTTTTATATTTTACCATATTTGACCGATAAAGTCAATGATTTGAGGATATATTATCGATGGAGGGAGTTGTATTATTTCTGTATTTTTCTCTGTCCTCCCATCTATGCCCGTATGTCCGAAAATACCATTCTTCAAACTCTTTTCGGTGAGCAGGGTCTTTCAGATATTTGCGGCATTGAGTCAACGCATATCTTGCCAATCGGTTGAAAGCATACTCATTTATTGTTCCTGCCATAAGAACCTCCGATATATTGTGTTATTCTCCTGCATTTTCCGAAGTATAGTTTTGAATTATTTCGTTAAGGGTGTCGATTAGTCTATCACAGGCACTCTTCTTAATAACGGTGAAGCCTTCGGTTTTGAGAGCAATCTGTTGAATGAACTCTTCCTTAGACGGGTCGATTTCTCTCAATCTGCGGATTGTGTCTTTTAATTCTGCGAGTTGGTTTTCATCGGCATTGGGTTGAATTTCGCAATCGTTCGGTTCAGCCTTAGAAAACGGATTTCTTACAATATTTGAAACAGGCAGCAACGCCGGAAGAGACTCTAAGCCCTGCCTTAAACCTATCGTATAATATGTTTCAGCATAACACTTGATAACTTCATCTAAATCACGATAGAAGTCTATATTTGTTTGTATGCCCTTGCAAACACGAGCAAATGCCGCTTTGACACTTTCCCAATCTGGGTGGGTCTCTTCGGGACCGTAGTCGGCGTTCTCTCTATCAGCCCATACAAGAGAGAACATTGTTCGTAAGGTTGAAGTGTTTTCTAAAAGACCGTTAATGTATTTTTCTTTCATCGGTTTTACCTCCGTTTATTTATTCTCTGTGGCGGCTACAACGGCGTTCAGAGCCGCTTTGCGACCTTGTTCGATTATTTGTTCTTCCTCATTTATGCGGTCTAATTCATTCATAAAAGCCGCTACAAGCCGCATAAAGTTCTCCGTTGTTGAAGCATTTCTCATTTTATCAGCAATCATCGCTATTATCTCTTCATCGTGTGTTGGATGACTCCAAAACGAATTGAAGGTGGTTCGGGTTGTGTCGTTACATCCTGTAAAATAAAGACGATTTTTATCGATTTTTTCGTCTTCGGACAAAACATAACTGTTGTTATAAAGTTCCATAATTGCTTCCGCAACTCCCAAAAATCCTGCTCTCTTTTCCTTACCCAAGCGAATGAGATTATTTACAGAAACTTTACCAACTTCTTTTATAAAAATAACTTCATTCAAATATGCGTGTGCCGTGAGCAATGTAGAAACGGCTTTCATAATATTATGATGAAAAGAGTCTTTATCGCCGCCCCAAGTGTTTTTAATCAAAGATAAGGTTTGTTTTAGATTTACATACCCATAATTTTCGTAAATTTCATCAATCGTTGATGAACTGATTATGGTGTTTTCTGCTTTTTTCGTTCCGATGGAAAGACCGCATAATTGCAATAAATCACCAACGATAAAGGGTCTTTCAAATTCAATAATTGCCATTGTTATTTCCTCCTAAGCTCGTTTCATATAGATAGTATCAGCAAGAACTTGACTTGCTTTTTCTTTTGCTTCTTCGTTTTCGTGGGCATAAATATTGAGTGTGGTTGCCACCTCGGAATGTCCGAGTTTTTGCGATACGCTTACAATATCAGCCCCATTCGCTATGGATAAAGATGCCATTGTATGGCGTAATGCGTGAGGATGCAGGGATTCGATGCCGCACCTTTTACCAAGCCTTTTCATATAAGCGGTTGGTGCTTGTGGGTTCATCGAAGTACCATCCTCGTGAGTAAATACAAACTCGCTTCGTGGTATTCGTTGCTGAAAGAAAAGCAAGGATTGCTCTCTACGCCATTTTAACAACGCTTTTAATACGGGTGGGTTTATAGTGATTGTTCTTCCTTTGCCGCTTTTCGGGGTTGTGATATATGTTCCTTTCCCTTCGGTGTACTGAGCGTTATTGATGATTTCAACCTTACCGCTTTCAAAATCGATGTTTTCCCATTTCAAACCGATGGCTTCACCCCGTCTGCACCCGGAGTCAATCATAAATAACATTAACGCCTGCCACTTTGTCGGTTCGGAATCAAGAGAAGCGATAATTCGCTGAATTTCCTCAGCCGTATATGATTTTGGCTTTGTGTTTTTTGCTTCATCTTTTCTCGGCTTGGGTCGCTTCATCCTCTGCATTGGAGAATAGGGGATAACTTCATCTTCGACCGCCGATTCAAAGAGGGCGTGAAGGTTTATATAACGCTTCAAAACAGTTTTATGGGCGAGAGGTTTATCCGAATATTGACTTCGCCGCTTTGTCTGCAAATCGGTGATATAATTCTTAATATCAACGGGGCGAATATCAATCATCTTCTTTTTACCGAAAACCGCACAGGCTTCACCAAGCGTTTGACGGTAGCCCACGATTGTGTTATCAGCAAAAACGCTCTCACGATGTTTTATGAAGACTTCCACATATTTCTCAAAAGTGAGTTGTCGTTCCTCCTCTTCACGCCGCTGCCGTTCGGCTTCTTTTTCCCGTTTTTCTTTTTCGATACGCTCTTCACGGGTTAAGATTTTACCCTCTCGGCAATCACGCTCAAAGTCGTTTTTAACTGTTTCGAGAGCCTTGTCGATGCTTCTTTGACTCCACCCCGAAGGAGCTTTCCAAGTCATCTGATAGGGCTTTCTTTGCTTCCCGTTTTCGTCATATCCACGGGATACCCTTATCTCGTAAACAACAGAGCCATCTTTGTTTACTCGTTTTCGAGTGTTTGCCATTTATAGCACTCCTTTCCAAAGCAAAAGAATCGCTTTGATTACATTGTACACCATTCGGTTTCGTTTGTCAATAGCGAATTTAATTTTTTAGTTTCTTTTTTTGTTTTATCTTGACTTTTGCAACTTTATAGTGTACAATAGTCAAGAAAGAGGTGATATGATGCAACTCACAACAAGCGAGAAAATTAAAGTAATTCTCGGTAGGCGAGGGCTTACTATTTCAGATTTAGCGGAAAAGCTCGGAACATCCCGGCAAAACTTAACAAACAAATTTGCAAGAAACAATTTGAGCGATAAAGAGATGCGAGATATTGCAAATGCTCTGAATTGTTCATTTGATGCATTGTTCACCCTCAACGATACGGGGGAAACAATATAAAACGAGAGCGGTTAGGATTTTGAAGAGGTCATAGCCGCTCTTTTTATTTTTTATACATCCTCATCCGCAACGCTATCAAGATAATATTCTTCAAGTTCTGCGGTCGGTTTTAATTCGCCGAGAGGGTTGTTCGGTGTTACAACAATATCTTGCTTATCAGTATATCCGAAATGGTTTTTACCGATGAAGATACCGACAACAGGATTGATTTTTCCTTCGAGCATTTCCATTTCCCACAGTTCTTCAAGCAAGTTTTTATATCTTACTATCATCTTTTGATGGGTGGATGCTCTATCAATACCCTCGCCCCATCGATACAGGGTTTTTCGGTCTATACCCAAAACATTGCAAAGCCCCAACACCGTTGGTTTTAATCCGCTTGTTTCGCAACGGTCAAGATACCAATTTATTCTATTTTGAACTTGTTCGGGGTCGGAAATATCAATCTCCGGCAACTCTACCGTATCACGAGCGTGACGAATAAATCTTGACATATCAATCCTTGTGGGAGTCAAATCTTCGCCGTTATAATGATACGCTCGTTTCGATAAACCGCTTCCTTTAAGTTTTTTCTGTGTAACAAGTTCTTCGCCAACTTTCAAAAGCTCTTGAAGTTCCTGTTTTTTTGCATCATTACTCATAATAAATCACCTCAGCATTAAATGTGTTTTCGTATTCTGTCCGTTTTCCCTCTGTTGCTGCCATCTAAAACGCTTGATTGATAGCGGATTTCAAACTGTTCGTCTAATATTTTTGCTTCCTCTTTGGTCGCAACCATAAAATCCGATAAAATCGTTATGGCGTTTTCGTCATCCTTGAAATTAAGCCATAATTTATATAAATCATCGTTAGAAAACATTACAGAGGGTTTTACTCGTCTTTTAGGCATTTTATCACCTTCCTTAATGTGAACGCCCTACCGAGTTTGGCAGGGCGTTCGATAAACCGCTCATTCTTCCTCTTCTTCAACGAGATACTTTGAATATTCGGGATGCAATTTAATAAGCGATTTCAATTCATCGCTTTTAGCCGCTTCGTTGATGCGAGTTTTCAAAGCATCGGTGGTATATCCATCGAATAGTGTTTCAAGAATATGGTTTTCGGAGTCCGTAAGTTCACGCTTATAAATGGTAGGCGTGGGAGCATTCATCTGAGCGTTTTCGTCAAGGATTTCAACCGCTTGTTCACGATATAAATTATCTTCCCATTCTGTACCGAAAAACAATCTACCCAACGGAGACATTTGTCTCCACGGAAGAGTGAAATCTGTAATCCTCTCATTCAAGTATCTTTCAGACCATTCGATGGCTTGACCCAACCTCTCATAATCGAGTGAAGGGGGTACATTCAACTTAAAGCCGCTTTCAAGAGCAATTACCTGCAAAGTCCTAAAAGCGTTATAATTCCCAACAAGCATTGGAGCAAGGCGTAAAATTTCGCTTTCTTCAAGGTTTTTTCGTCTCATTTGAAGAGAAGTTAAGAGATTAATCTGCTCTTGTGTGGGAGGAGTCGTAATCATCTCGTTTAGGTTTCTCTTCTTGTTCGCAATGGCGGTGGTTACTGTATTTGTAAATGCCGCACACACTTCGAGAGCTTTCTTTTCAAATTCTGCGTTTGCTTCTTTTATGAGCTTCTCTCGATATTGGGGAGCATAAATATTCTTTTTTTCTTCGATAGCAGCAACAACACCATCGGTTATTTTGCGTTCGCTTTGCAACTCTAAATATAGTTCTATGCCTTTTTTACGGACAAACGCCATATTGATGTGTGTGCCGCCGCTCGATTTTTTACCTTCGCTCTCCATCCTTGCCTGTTCACGGATGCGGTCGCAATATTCCTTGTATTCTTTCGGTGTCATAATAAATTACCTCACAAATAATAATGTAGTAGTTTGTGTTCCTCTCCAAGAACATATAGGGATTTGTTACCAATTACATTCCCATTCGATTTGCATCTCTCGGTCGGGAATATATCCCAACTGAATAGCAATATCTCGCTGAACGCTACGGAGCATTTGATAAAACTTCTGTTTTTTACGCCCCGGAAACCCCCGCCCGGTGAGTTTGCGTTCAATATAGGAATCCTGTAAATCCCTTTTCCCGTTAAGCGGCATAATATCATATAGAAGTTTTCTGTCGCTTTCCTTTAACTTATCGAACGCCTTTTCAACCGCTCTGAACTGTTTTTCACATACATAGTCATCAAAGATTGTTCGGCGTGTATCAATCAAATAAAAACGAATGTGCTTGTTACAAAGCGGTTCGTAAACCTTCGGTACATAAACTCGCTTACTCATCGGTTTCGCTCTCCTTTTCGATTTTTTCTTCCAAAGCATCCATATAAAGCCATACAACCCTGCGATTTTTGCCGCCGAGCTTTTTCTGCTTTGTGTTATCTTCGCTTGGGATAATCAATTTTTCTGTTGCAAAGTGTTTCAATAAACGCCTTTTTGAAAGAGGAAAGGATTTATCACGCTCTCTGTAAAACCGACATACGGCGTTATATGCGGAATCCATAAGCAAATAAGCGAAATTATCATCCTTCCATCCGATACCCTCTTCGGGCAGCATTCCCGAACTTGTATCAAGCAATTTTGCTTTTCGGGTCGATAGCATTTCACGAAGAGCCGACAAAAACAATTCTGTTGGTTTTTCCTCTGTTATTGCCTTGTTTTGGCGAACCGCCATTGCTTTGAATATGCTTAGAGATTCTTCCTTTAATGCGGTTGCAGCCTTTTCTGTGATGTGCTTATTTCTCTGCAAAAACAATGTCCACATCTCCAACGCTATTTGAAGATGCGTAATTGCTTCTGTTATTCTGCCGTGCCCATTATCTTGAATTTGCTCCCTAAGCCCCAAAAAACGAGTTTTTAAGGCGTTTGGTAATTCATTATACATTGTGCTGAGCCACTCGATGTAATCGCACATACACTCATTGAGGTGGATACTATTCTTTTGAACCTTGCTCAGAGTCTTGTTATCGACATCATCGGGCATTAGTTCAATCGCTATAAATCGAGCTTCGCCACTCTGCGATACAGAGGGAACATCTTCACCTGTTAGGATGGCGTTACCACGAACGGGGTAATTTTTTCGCAACGAACCATCGGCATTCATTCTGTTTCGCCCTGTACGGTCCCCGTAATTTCGCAAAATATCTTGTGCCGTTTTCTCCATTCGGGCAACATCTGCACGACTTGCAGAAGGGTGAAAATCATCAATAACAGTAAGAACATCTTTCAGCAAGAATCCGATTTTTTCAAGGCTATGGCTCGTGTCCTTGCTTGACCCCGGCAGAGATTTATTATCAAAATCCCCGAAAAAGCAAAGAGTTAATGCTGCGAGAGTGCTTTTCTTTGTACCTGTCTTACCTATTAAGAACGGGACAAACGCCGGTTCTATTCCGGCTTGGCGTAAAAATTCATTAAGAGGGGATAGAGCGGCGATTGCAAGAAGCGGATATGTAACGGAATGTGGAGCAACCTCTGTGAAAAGTTTTAAGGTTTTCCAACGCTCTTCGTGTTTTTCTTCCGAAAATCTGTATTTTGACAATCTTCCTTCAAGGTCAACAGTAACGCCATCCATACCGATTGCACCGCTCGCATTTAAAAATACGGGTTTGTCGTTTATGATTCGCCATCCCGTGTGCTGATAGACAGTTAATTCGCTCATATTGACCGCTTGTGCTCGTATCGAGTCCACAATATACGCCTTCGCATTACCGCCGACAGTAGGGCGAAAATTCAAAGGAACATATTGCATAAGATTGTTTTCAAGGTCTTTTCGGTTGATTTCAAACTGAGGGGATGCTTTTCCGTCTGCCAATGCAACAAGACTCAATTTATCTTCAATCTCGGCACCGTTATCCCGGATAATGTGTTTCAATCCGATTATGCATCCGTTAGCAAGTTTTGTTTCAACAACGAAACTCTCGCCGCTTTTATCCACTCTCGTTTCCACCCTGTGCAGACTTGTGTCCGTGCCTTTATATCCCGTACCTTCAAGGTGAGAGTTGATAAAAGTGTTATTATCCATTCGTTCCACCCTTTCGGCTCTCGCTCATCAACCATTCATTGAACAGAGGGAGATTTATCAGATATTTTTTACCTGCCATAATGTGTGGGATTTTGCCGCTTTTAAGGTTTTCACGGATAAAGTGTTCCGACATCCCTGTACATTTTACAGCTTCTTTTATCGAAACCATTTTCGGCTGCATTTCGATAATGCTCATTGTTCTGCCCCCTCTCTTTTGCGAATAACTGTGTTGATTGCTCTCAAAATCTTGAATTTTTTATCAACATCAAGCTCTGTTCGCATCCATCGGGTTAAACTGTTTTCGTGTACTCCCAACACCTGTGCAATTTCCCAATATGCGATGTGTTCTCTTTTAAGAAGACTCCGTACATCGGAGTTTGCAAGATTCCTCACGGATACCGCTCCTTTCTTATTGACATTTCCCCAACTTATTGTTATAATAAACTTGGTTGAGGAACTATCACCATTATAACACCACCACCATAATAAACAAGGTAAATGGGACATTACCTAATATATAATAAGACAAGCAAAATAATCGGTTGAGGAATTTGCAATATGTATGTATTAGTTATTGAAAATCAAAACAAAAGGCATTCGGGGTATCTTGTGATACACGATGAGAGAGAATATAAAAGAACAAACGGGGTCGAATCTCTTTCCGTGGATATGGATGGAGAAAGTTATTATATAGAGACCTTAGACACATCGAGTCGTTCACTCGAAGGAGAAAAGGATATAAAGCTCATTCCGTTCGGAGGAATCGCCACTCAGAGATATAACTCTCTTGCCGATAAATACATTGAGAGTGGTGGAACAATCGACCGCTTAAAGAAGAAATCAAAAAAATTTAGCGTTAAGCCGCCGCATCCTCCCGTGTGGTTCTTCGATGAACGCAAAAAAGATGAATCTGATATAAGAAATCTGTTACAGGCTCTTTCGGACTTCGAGCCGCAGCAGGTTAGATATATTAAAACCGCATCGGTTGAACTTGGAGGGCAATACTACACGCTTTTCGATGTTAAAGAGTTGCAAGAGTTGTTTTCATATGATTTGGAGAAAACACGCTCTTTGCAGATACCAATTGATATTTGCAAATACTGTGGACACGCCTTCGTTAAAACCTCCCGTGATGTTATGTGTTCGCAATGCCGGACTGAGAAAAAGGGCGAGGTTGAAAAACAACGCCGATGGAATGAAAATGAAGTGAACCGAGAATTTGCGAAATTTACGAACGCTCTTAGAAAAAGAAGAGGTTATGGGGCAACCTCTGAGTATTATGTTTGGATAGGAAAGCAACGAGAGAACGGGACCGTTACTGTTGAATGGTTGAATCGTTGGAGGGAGACGGACAAAGGGTTTCAAAAGCTCTGCCGCTTCTTCAAGAATGATTTGAACTACTCGCATCCGAATCTTGAAGAGTGGGAGAAGAGTTATAAAGATTTCCCACATAAAATAAATGACCCGGAAAAATGGGTCAAAGAATGGTTAGAGAAGATAAAATAATAAAGCCGCTCCTTGCATTAAAGCCGGGAGCGGTTTGTTTATAAAAAGGGTCTTTTTATTTTCGGCGAGTGGTGATTGGACTAACCAACCCCAAATGACGATGCTCATATCCCCCATAGGGGGTAAAATCGCCCGGCATTCGGTGCATATAAGCTCATTGGCTGCCGCTCTTCGTGGTAACGGAAGTAACAAAAAGGTAACGCTAATTTTTTGTTATGTGTTACCGATAAATCTTGTCATAGTCTGTTGTAATACTCTTGCAATCTATCATAAATTGTTATAATATAAATAGGTAACGGAAGTAACACTAAATAAATACAATATATCCCTTATAATCAGCATTAACTTGAACGCTCTTTCGCTTAATGGGGAATCCCCAACAAATCCCCAACAAGCCAAGATAGACCGCTTTGTTATAGGTCTTGACACAATACTCGACATTATACCAAGATTTTTCAAAGCGAATATTGAAAAACCCTGTATTTATAAGGGCTTTCGTAGATAGATTATAAAAGAATACACAAGACAACAAGCCATCAAAACAAACTATGATAAAAGGGTTTTAGAACTCAAAGAGATAATTTCTTATTTCAAAGAGTATTCAAAAACCCCGAAACCATCACGGTTTTCGGGGTTTTACTTTTGCCTCAAAA